GCTCTTATTGACCGCGACTTTTACTTTGGCCGTTCCCGGTTGTTTGCAGGGTACTTGTTGGTCTTCCGGGCTATTGAAAAGGGCATGGCGTTGGTGGAAATGTTGCCGCCGAACCTCCAGGAAGTCCTTAAGGAAGGCGCCAGTAACAAGCTCTACGGGGCTGTTATGAGATTGTTTGAGGCGCTTGTGTTGGCGGGTAATGGGCACAATCTCCGCATGAATGTGCTTGAAAATGTTGCCGAGCGACTTGACCTCAAGGTGGCGGATTTGTTCTTGCCTGCGGCTCTGGCTCACCGCCACGAAGTCTCCACGGCGGCTATGGCGGAGTATCTGTCGGCTTTGGATAATGTTGATTTTGGGCTGCTGCTCGGGACGGTCAGGCTGCTGCAGTTGGGGTTGGGCGGGGGCGAGTTGATAAAGCATTTTGCTGCGCTGGTCGCGCATTGTGACGACTGGAGGGATGCAATTGCCTCGCAAGAGCCGCAAGAAGGTGGCGCTGGCGGAGCTTCCGCAGACGCCGGCGATGGAGGCTGTAATCCAGGAAGTTGACCAGTTTATTCTGAGGGCGGTGCAGGGAAAGGCGAAGCTGGACGACGCGCTCGCCATGGCCCTGCGTACGGAAGAATACCTGAGAGTGTTTAAGACCCGTGCGGTTGTCCACACGACGACACATGTGCCACGGGTGATTGAGGCGATGGCTGAAGCGGCCACTGATGCCAAGGATGTGGCGGCTGCGCGCTTGCTCTTTGATGTTGTCGGATTAACCGGACATGCGAGCGGAAAGGGGCCAACGGTACTGACCCAGGTGAACGTGACGACGCCTAAATTGCGGGACATTATTGATATTGAAGCTGAGGCGGAGACTGGTGACTGATACTTATCTCGCGTACTTGGGGGACCTTGTTAAACTATTTCTTACGCCCGAACAAAGGCGTCAGGTAGCAGAAATGCCTCTGACCGGGTCGAACGGCCTGCGTCGAATGCTCGGGGAAGTGCGTCTGGAGTTTTTCGCCAGGGCGTACTTCCCCGAGTATTTTACGCATCCTGTTCCCGATTTTCACAAAAATGCTTATGTGGAGCTTGACAGGATTTTGAACCAGGGGCCTCTCGGGGCGAGGCTGGTGCGTGCCTGGCCCCGAGGGTTTGCCAAGAGTACCATTTACAACTTCTTTACCCCTTTGAACGCGGCGCTTTATGGAAAGCGCCATTTTCTTGTGCAAACGTCGGATACTGAGACACAGGCCGAGACGTTTCTGGGGGACGTTAAAGCCGCGATTGAGAATAACCCATTTCTGTTAGAGGACTTTGGGGACGTACGCGGCGACACCTGGCGCTCGGACATGATTTCCATCCGGGCGACTACAGGCGAGACGGTCTGGACAGCGGCCCTTGGCGCCGGCAGCGGGGTCCGGGGGCTGAAGAAGGCCCAGTACAGGCCAGATTGTATAGTAGTTGACGACCAGGAATCAGACGACTCGGTAGTGACAATCGAGCGCATTAATAAGCTCCATGCTTGGTTCAACCGGGCACTGATGAACCTTGGGACTGCAGCAACAGATGTGATTGTCGTCGGCACGGTCCTGGCTTATGACTGTGTGCTTGACCGACTCCTACGCAGCTCGGCTTGGGATGCGGTTAAGTACGCAGCCATTAAAGCGTGGTCCGACTCCCCGTTGTGGGATGAGTGGCGAAAAATTTACACCGACTTATCGTTGACTAAAGAGCAGCGAGTTACAAAATCACGGAAGTTCTTTGAAGACAATAAGGAAGAAATGCTGGCGGGGACGGAAGTTCTCTGGCAAGAGGGCAGGCCGTATGTCACATTGATGGAAGTCCTTACGGACATCGGGGATGTTGCTTTCTGGGCAGAGATGATGAACGAGCCTGTGAACCCCGAAGAGTGTCCGTTTGACCCGGCGTGGTTTAAGTATTACGACGATAGCGAGTTCCCGCGGGTACGCATCGTTGATTATGTAGCCGCACTCGACCCGTCTCTCGGAAAGAGCCGGCTGGGAGACTACACGGCGTTTATCACGCTCGGCAAGGGAGACAACGGGTTGATTTATGTGCTGGACGCAGTAGTAGAGCGCATGACTCCGGACAAGATCATTGACCTCGTGCTAGCGAAAGCGCAGGAGTTCCGGTATTCACGGGTGGGGGTTGAGGTTAACCAGTTCCAAGATTTGCTCCGTATGCAATTAGTCAGGGAAAGCGCCCTGCGTGATGTATACCTGCCGGTGGTGGAGCTGCGTCACAACAAAGATAAGGTTATCCGGGTGCAGAGTTTGCTTCCTTATATAAAGAACGGTTATATTCGGTTCCGGCGCGACCAGACGATGTTGTTGCACCAGTTGCAGGGGTTCCCGAAACTGCGGTATGACGACGCTCCGGACGCGCTGGAAATGGCAATGCGGTTAGTTTCCCAGGGGCCGGCCATAGCGCCGATGATGACGGGAGAAGTAGACGGCAGGCGGCGTTGGGAAGATGATGACGACGATGCAGGGAGCCTCCGGGGGCATTTTTACGATTTCGTATGATTGTTCCCACGCTTTCTAAGCGTGGGGGTGTCAAGTAGAAGTTAACCGCCGTGAGAAGGGAGACTGGGTGGATGCCTCTTTGGTTAGTCGTGGTGTTTCTGTTCTGGATACCGCTTGTCTGTTGGGTGTCGGTGCTCCTTGGGGCCTATGTAATGTGGGCGAAGGAGCGGGGAGCAAATCCCCTCACTGACGTGAAATCCTTTGTCATGCCCGGAGGTGTGGTTATCCGGCAGGAAAAAGACGAGGAGGGCTTCTACGAGTGATGTCGCCGTTTCGTAGTCGGAGCCAGCTCAAATGGATGGCAGCCGCCGAAAAGCGCGGGGAAGTCAAGAAAGGCACTTTCAAGCGTTGGCTTGAGGAGACGCCGGATGTAAGCAGGTTGCCCGAAAAGGTAGGTGATAAGCAACGTGGCCGTCGCGGTCGAAGCCGTAAAAGTCGAGGAAGATGAGGAACAACAGTATGAGCGCTTAACTCAGCGCATTATAACGCACCTCAACTGGGCAAAGGGATCATCTGATAGGCGCGCGTGGGAGTTGCGGGCCGACGACGCCCAGCGCTTTTGGAAGAGTGACCAGTGGAGTGGGGTACAGTCTTTTGGTATTGCAGGCCGGAGCGCTGAGAGCAAGAAGCTGCACGCAAACCCGGTGGACAATTTCTTTAAAGCCCAGATTGAGGGTCTGGTCGGCGACATGTGCGATAAGCCGACGGACATCCAGGTTAAACCTACTGAGCCGGGTGATGAGGACAGGGCGCGGAAGATGGAACATGTCGTGCATCATGTGTGGTATGTAAACAACGGGGACCGCAAGTTGGAGTTTGCAGTGAGGCGTGCTGCTTTATACGGCCCGTTGATTGGTAAGATTTATTGGGACTCAGCATGGCACGGCAGCCCGGCTAATCCGTTTGTTGGGGAAGTCCACTGGTTTGGGGTCAGTCCGGCGAATTTTTTCGTGGACCCCCGTGTGAAGGCAGTTGATGAAGGTGTTATTCAGCAGGCTGAGTTTGTTATTTACGCCGTCCGGCGTTCATTGGCATATGTGCGTAAAATGTACCCGGAGCGCGGGGCAGAGGTAACAGCGGACGGGTACGCGTCTTATGTGGATACACTTTCGGATGCCGAGACGGCAATGACGCCGGAGGATATGGAAGTTCTTCTGGTGGAGTATTGGTACAAAGGGCAGCCAAAAGCCCCGGATTTTCCGAAGCAGCACCGGACCGACGGCAAGCCGCAGGACATCTCGAAGGGCGACGGCGTACACGTCGCGGTTGTTGCCGGAGGGGTTCTGCTGAAACATGTAACTTATGCGTACCCATGGTATCCGTTTGTATTGGAATGGGTGTACCCCAGCGACGACTCGGTTTACGGGTACGGTGATGGACACGACTTGCTATTGCCTCAGTTGATTATTAATAAGTTGAACGAGATTGCTATTGAGGGGGCGGCATTACAGAGCAAGGGCAACTGGGTTACTGATGAAGGCAACATCCGTAATGTTGTGCAGTTTCGGAAGTACGCCTCAATGGGTGGTTCAGTGTTGCCGGTGGCGGATGCCGCACGGCTTAAACGCGAGGTGGGGGGTAACGTGCCGGCTTCGTTGTTCACGCATTACCGCCAAGAGCAACAGGCAATGGAGACAGTCACTGGGAGGTTTGATATAGCTCAGGGGCGTGCGCCGCGAGGTGTTCGGGCGGCTTCTGCCATTGCTATGTTACTTAATCAGGGCGCAGGCAGAGTGCGCCAGCGGGCGCGGGCAATCTCCAGCTTCGTGCAACAGTTGGTACAGATGATGATTTACCTGATTGGGGAGTATTACACGGAGGAGCGGATGATCCGTATTCTCGGCAAAGACGGCAGTCCGCAGTGGGAGACGGTCTCACGGGGGGACTTTCTGAAGGCCAAAACTTTTGTCAACCCTACAACAGACGAAGAGTATACCGAAGCGTACATTCCCGAGTTCGATGTCAGGGTAACTGCGGGTACGGACACAGTTACATCCAAGGCGTACTTCAGTGAACTGGCGTTGCAGTTATACCAACTGCACGTTATTGACGAGGTTGCGTTGTTAGAAATTTTGGAATTCCCGCGCTGGCGCGAGGTGCTAGCGCGGAAGCAACAGGCAGCTCAGCCACAGGTGGGGGGTGCCCCGCCGGGGGCTGTGCCGGGTGGAGGTGGAGTGCCGCCATCTCTGGCGGCACAACTTTTTGGTGGGGGTTTATCGAAGACGCCGGAGACTACCCCCTATACCTATGTTGGTGGCGGCGATGTTAGTTCTGGGGACTTGGAGCAGCTCCGCCAGTTGATCGAAAGTATCCGCGCTGCCGAGCGCGGTGAAGGAGGGATTTAGTTTTGTATGTTCGTTTAGTGGAGCGTTTGCTGAGGCAAAAGCAAGTCGGCACCGACCAGACCGCGACGTGGGCGAACAATGACCCGGCCAACGCGCAGAAGACGGTCACGTTCACGAAGCCGGACAACCCGGTGGAGGAATACGAGTTTATCGTTTATAACCCCTCGACTGTAACCGATTTGACGGTGAAAGTCTTTGCCGTGGAAACATCCCTCGGTGGCGCGAACAGGGACGCGCTGATAACGACGTTCAGCGTGCTTAAAACACAGACTTTTACAGGTACGACCATCAGCGCCTACGCGAAGCAG